ACCTAAAATTTCCCGGTCAAGTAACAGAAATAGTAAACGCTATACCAGATGTTACCAAGGGATTATTTAAAAGACCGGGTGCAAAACGAATAGGAACCAGTCCACTAGCAGATGTACAGACTGGTGGGTCTTGGTTTCATTACTTTCGTGATGAGACAGAGGGATCATATATAGGACAAGTAGCACCTGATGGTCAGGTCAGAGTATGGCGTTGTAGTGATGGTCAGAAAATGACCACCGCTTACGGCACAGGAGGTCAGACTGCTATACAAAACTACTTACAAACAGCAACACCAGAGAACTTACAATTCTTAACAATTAACGATACTACATTTGTTAACAACAGAGACATTAGTAATTATACTCAAGCAGAAATAGATGGTGGAGGTGTTCCCGGCGGTACAAGTGCCGGTGATGCCCGAACTGTTACAACTGTAGGTGAGACTGGTTCATCAACAGCAAGACCAGATGCACACTTTGCTATGTTGGAACTACTACGAACAGAAAACGGAAGGCAATATGGTATTGATGTTTTCAGAACTGCTGACGTTTCAGCTGTTTCTCGTGCTACACGCATCAGCATTACAGACGATACTCTATTTGAAGGAGATGGGTCAGGATCATGTCCCGGAATCGGTACGCAAGTATTTGCAGTAACTGGTGCTCCGAGTTATAGTGGAACTACCACTGTATCAGTAAAAGAAGGTAACTCTAACATAAGCCACAACGCTCGTACAGTAACTGTAGATGGTAATTCTCGAAACATTGGTTCAGCTAAAAACTTAATATTTAGAATTAACTCTTTAGGTCAGCAAGGTGTAAGTCCTAACTATAATGCAGATAGTAACGGCCCAGACGGAGACAACTACCAATGTAGCTACCAGAGAGAAGTAATATTACTACATGGTGGTGAAGGCTGGAAAGTAGGAGATAAAGTAGTCGTTGAACTAGACTCTGCTAAAGGTGGAGGTGGTACAACAAAATCACAGGCACAAACAACAGCCGCACAGTATACTATTACTATTGATGAAGTAGAAGTAACAGAAATAAATGGTACAATTAGTAGTAATGGTGATGGTGTTATACGTCCAGAGCCTACACCTTTTGATGCTCAAACAGCCGTAACTGCTGATACTATTATTGGTGGTATTATAGCAGGCTTACCTAGTGGTATAAATGGTAAACAGATAGGTAATGGTATTTACCTTTCTAGCTCTAACTCGTTTACAGTAAACATTGTAGAAAATGATCTAATGAGGTCTATGCAAAGTTCAGTAAATGATGTACAGAACTTACCAAACCAGTGTAAACATGGTTACATAGTCAAGGTATCTAATGCTTTACGATCTGAAGAAGATGACTATTACCTACGATTTGAAGGTCAAAATGATAAAGATGGTAGTGGATCTTGGACAGAGTGTGCAAAACCGGGAATAACTACAACGCTTACTAATATGCCTTTAGTTATACAACGTACAGGTACAACCACATTTACTGTCAAACAGTTTACATATGGTGTCAGGGATGTCGGTGATGAATTTACAAACCCAATGCCATCATTTAAAGGTAAACGTATTAACAAGGTACTGTTTTTTCGTAACAGACTAGCGTTTTTGGCAGGCGAGAATGTTATTACATCTAGACCGGGTACACTAGGAGAACCTAACTTTTTTATAGAAACAGCTTTGACAGTATCAGTAGCTGACCCTGTAGATATATCAGCAGCATCTATGTTCCCATCTGATCTATTTGATGGTATAGAAATTAATGCTGGTTTACTTGTATTTAGTACAAACCAACAGTTTTTACTTGCATCAGATGATACAGTATTTAACCCTGACACAGCTAAACTGAGAAGTATAGCTACGTTTAACTATAATGAGAATATGTCTCCTATCTCTCTCGGAACTACAGTAGCTTACATAGATAACTCTGGTAAGTTTAGTAGATTTAACGAGATGGCTAACTCAGCACGAGAAGGAGAACCTAATATTATAGAAGTAAGTAAAGTTGTACCTACCTTACTTCCGAAAGATATAGACCTAATGACTAACTCTAGAGAAAACTCTATTGTGTTGATAGGTAAAACAGGATCTGATGATGTATTTGGATACAAGTATTTTCAGACCGCAGAAAAACGAGTACAAGCTGCATGGTTTAAATGGAAACTAAACAATCCATTAACCTATCATTTTATTATTAATGATGAGTATTTCTTTTTAGATAGTGACTACTATTTACAAAGTATTAAGCTGATACAAGCTGACTCAGATCCTAGTATCGTAAAAGATAGTGTTGACTTTTTATTACATGTAGATAATTTTACTACAATTAGTGGTGGTAGTTATAGTGCAGCTACTAAGTTAACTACATTTTCAAGTGTTACTTGGTTAAGCTCAGTCACTACACCTAACCATGATCTAGTTGTAATAGATACAAATACCAACTCAGCACGTGTTGGTCGATATGCTAAACCTACATTAACTACTTCTACTGCCTTTACATTACCGGGAGACTGGTCTGGTGTAACACTTACAATCGGTTATATCTATCCATACCAAGTTAAGATTCCTACTCTCTATCCTACTAAGATTGAAGGTTCACGATCTACAGCAGATGTAAACTCTTCTCTAGTATTACATAGAGTTAAGTTTCACTTTGGTAAGATAGGTCTATACGAAACCACACTTGAACGTGTAGGTAAAACAGATTATACAGAAGTATACGAGTCTACACAACTTGATGAATATGATGTATCAGATGCACCATACTTAGAGGAGTTTATTAAGACTGTACCTGTATACGAAAGAAATACAAATGTTGATATAACACTTAAATCATCCCACCCTGCCCCAGCTACATTAAGATCATTGTCTTGGGAAGGGGATTACTCACCCAAATATTATCGCCGTGTATAACATACAACTCACAGAAACAGAACTCAGATATCTCTATTGGAGAATGAAAACCAACAGATGGTACGAAAGATATTTTCAGAAAGGAATGAAACAAGTACCATGGGAACCTTGGATGGCAGACACAATAGAAAAGCTAGAACCAATATATGAAAACCTTAAGTAAATACATTCACCCTATAACTTTGAAGGCTGCCCTAGAGGTGGCCTGTAATTTACGCTCAGAGGACTTCAGAGAGATCTCAGACGGGCATGGAATAGATCCACTAACGTATCTAGCAGCCATGTCCGCTGACCCCTCTACAGTCTATTTTACGTCGCCTAGCGGCAAGGCTGCTGGTATGGCAGGCGTAGGTAAAAAGGGCGATATTTGGATGCTCTGCACCAATGTAATCCATGAACAACCGACTTTATTCGCAAGACAGGCAAAACGGTTTGTCGATAGCCGAGAAGAACCTTTACTTTGGAATATAGTTGACAGTCGAAACGAAGCACATTTAAAACTGCTAAAGTTTCTTGGCTTTAAGTTTTTACGTAAGTTAAAATATGGGCCGAACAATGTAACATTTATAGAATTTTGCCGTGTGCGTAGATGCTAACGCTGGAGCCAGAGCTGCTGCCAGACAAAGAAACAGAGAGAAGCATGCTAACTTCCAACAAAGGAGCTTAATGTTCTTTAACAAGGAGACAAGTTTAGCAAGAGCTCAAAACAGAAATGTAATAGGTTACAGTCGTGACCTTAGTGATGCTTACGTAAGAGCTATTTATACTCAAGGTAAGGGTCGTTTAAGAAACCAGAAACTCGTTGCAAATTACTTTGGTAAAAAAAGAATTGACGAGGGTGGTAGAAGTAGAACATTTGGTAAGAAACAGTACCAAGGTCTACTCAGAAGTCAAGCAGAGATAGAAGGTATAACACGCAATATGTTTGGTCGAAACATGGCGTATGCTCAAGAAGGTGCAAAACGTAAGTTCCAAGCTGCTAATGCCGGTGCTAG